GGGGAGGAGTCAAACTATCACTCGTAAGTCGCCAAATGTTTTCGAGTCAATGCGTGATCCTTCCCCCTATTCTTAGTTTTCTCCCGGGTCTGGGGGGGTCTGCCGCTCTACAGTCTTCGCTGGGCCCCGGCGCCAGCGTGTAGAACAAATAAGTGTATTTCTCTCCTAGCTCCCGGAGTTTGAAAGCCACTCGTTTTCTCTTGCCCGATCTAGAGACCAAGGACTTTGGGAGTTATTACCCCAGTTTGTCTCGTAGAGTTCCAGGGTTTCCTCCCAGGTGAATCGCCGGAACGGAAAGGATACTTCCAGACCGAAGGTGTATTCACGGAAGATGTGCTTACGGGCCCAATCGGGCCAAATGCCGGAGGACTTAGCGTTCTTCTTTTCAAGATAGTTCATTAATCCGTCAAGAAGGAAACGAGTCTGCGGATTCGTTGCGGCATCAATGTAATTCCCAATAGCACGTTCATAGGAATGGTTGAGCTCGTACTTGCCAAATTCTGGAAAGGCCAAGCGGAGAATAGTTTCCTCAGTGGGCCGGCCCGCCAGCCCATCGACGAAAACCTTGCCAAGGTACTTTACCCCATCCGGAGTCTCATAGTTCTTTGAGTGCACGGTACGCGTTTGGAAAGACTTGTTCTTCGCAACGAGAAATCCGAAACCTTCAAGGAGCCGATGAGAGAACCGATCGAGATCAACCACATTGGCAAGCTCGCCTCGAAGAGCGAGAACCTGATCATCTCCCAACGCATTAATTTTCCACTGACGATCGCGCGCCCGGATAGTTCCAGGACGAATGGATTCAAGGACGGCGAGTGAAGAGCAAACCCGGATGATCGACTGCACGAGAGAATTGAAAGGATTTCCTGTACAGGAACCGGTGTAGCGCCGGAATCTATGGCCGTCAGGCATACACAAATCGCTCTCTCTCATACTTCGCGCGCAATACTCCCAATACTCGTCCCATTCCGGACCATCGTTTGTAATCCAGCCTCGGAGCCAGGTGAAAACCATCCGTTGGCAAGTAGTGTTAACCGAGGCGTCAAAGCTCGCAAGATCGTCACAAAGATACCGGTCAAATCCGTCGAAGGCTTCAACGAAATTGGCCGAGCCACCTTTAAGGAAGGTCTTGCCAAGCGCGGTGCGATCATCGTTCTCCATCATAAATCGAGTGAGAGGCTGAGCCGCGAGCCCGAGAAGGATTACGTCATCCGTCTCCGGCATAGCGATCATTCTACCCGGCTTTTGTTGGGTTGGAGGACCGTCCGTGCTGGTGGTTAACTTTCCCCGACCCCCAACCGCGACTGGCAAGTCGCGGGTGGGAAGCCCGGAGAGCATCATCCCCAATCGGGAACGAGCCACTAAAGTGGCTAAGGGAGCCGCCTCTGCCTTGGTCCGGTAGTTTCGGCGTCTCCAAAGACGTCCAGGGTGGGTGCTGCCCTGGATAGACACCCCTTCAAGATCCTCAACAAAGATATCGGAACCAACGGCGCCCCGCGAGATTATCTCCTCACGCCACTCATCTAGAGCTAGCTGAAAGTGAGCCTCATACTTCTTTGGGACGACGAAGTCTTTTCGATCATATTTGTCGAGGTGCTTGTAAAGATCGGTTGGGCCGGCGAGTCGGAAGACGCTATTCTTTATTGCCTTAAGATAGGGTCTGCTGATCGCAGGATTCAAGCGATTCAAATAGGCGATAACCTGGCCATCGGGGGGAGCAATCCCATCCGGAAGGCCACGTCTATCATGCTGACTCCACCCACAGTATTTCAAGTGCTTTCGGTTTGTGTCTCTCCCCCCCTTAGCTAGAAGCCGACTTTGCCGTTGGCGACGGAGTCTTCTTCCTTTGGAGGAGCGAGACGACACGTTGGTTGAACCTGAAACTGCGGAGGAGCAGCCCTAGTCAGAAAGCCCAGTATTATCCTCGTCAAGTTCGAGGAAAGGTGAGGCTTCCTGGCCTAAGGCGTCGGACGCTTCCGCGCCATCCTCCGCAGCTTGGTCGAGCGACGAGGGCTGGGTAGGGACGACAGAGTTGCCGGCCTCGAGGTAGGCAGGACCGGCGAGATCATTGGACGAAGCGTCCGTCGAAATGCCGAGCGTCGCCAATCTAACCTGCACCTGTTGCAGGCGGTGGCGAGCCGCACTGGTTCTAGCCCGGTAGGACTTGGACTCAGCTTGCAAGAAAGTCTGCAGCTCACGGGCCTCCGACTTGAGAGATCCGCGTTCCTGCCGAGCCTCGGGCCTAAGCCCGCCGGTCATCGCCTGATTCGCACGCCACTCATCAACCTTGATGGCTTGAGCGTGGGCACAGATCTTCGAGTACAATGGTTTAATGTTGTCTCGGATCCAGGTCAACTGCTCGCGGCTAATGGTACGGCCGAATAGTTCCGGGAGCGACGCAGCCAGAAGCAGGCGTCTCTCCCTCGCCGCCTTTCCAGCAGTATCGGGGGCTTTGCAAAACACGATTGGTGAAGCCGGGAGGGCCGGATGCATACGCCTCTCATAGAATCTTTGCGCAATAAGAGCCCGATTCGCTTCTGAAACGAAAGGCTCGCCAGAGGAAATCTGGCTCGAGCTCGAAATCCCGGAGCGAGTCTGCCCGGGAAGGGCTCCCTGACGGCGAGACACCCCGCGGGTCTGCGTGAGCGCACTGCCGGAGCGGCGCCCCGAGGAAAACGCCTGGGGAGCCGGAGCGGCTTGGTCTGCCGCTGGGTTGTTGATCTGCTGCAGGGCAGCGGCGATAGCCGCAACCAACTGAGATTGATCAGCGTTTTGCATGGTCAGCAAAAGGGTTATGTGGACGAACAGAGGCTGCTTACGCACGTCCGGGCGCTAGGTATTCCGAATG